CCTCGGCCCCCAGTTACAGGCCGCACGGATTGGGCGGGAGTTCAACAAAGAGACCTACTTCCAATTCGTCGGCTCTCTCCAGGACGCGCTACAAGACTGGGCCAACGAAACCCAGAAGCCACCGCGCGCTGAGGACATTCAGAAGATTGGGTCGCGGCTGTTGCAGGGGCAAGCGACGCCGTGGGCGTTGAACCCTTGGTCGAAGACGGAGACGTTTAAAATCCCCGTTCCTTCTGAAGAGGCCGAGAAGATCAAAGCCGATCCGAAGTGGGGGGAGATTGGTGTCACTCCCAACGATGAGCAAGTCCAACGGGTCTACTCCCGCCGACTCTACCAAGAACTCTACGGCGGGAAGGCCAAGCAGGACGCCAAGACACCAGTGGTACCGATGTCCAGATGAGCTACACAGACGCGATTGATGACGTAGTCGCACTCCCCCGGCGCACAGCGCAAGCTCAGGCGATCGGTGCGATCGACGACAATCCTGAGAATGCGGCCCGCGCCTTGCGCCTCTCCCAGACCACCGGCGTTCCGGCCCCAGTGATCTACGGCGATCTCGACAACTTCGAACGGCAGAACAAGACCGCGCTAGCCGGGGACATCGTCAACAACAACGCGTTTATCTCGGATTACCTCGCGCGCAATCCAATGGCGTCGAAGGTTTCCAACGACGACTACGGCCAGTTGGACACCGTATCGCAGAGTGTGTTTAAGCTATCTCAACGCACTTCCAGCACTGGCGCGTTCCTTCGTGCGGCTGAGCGCGGTGCTATCCCAGCTATAGGTTCAATGCCTGCTATGGCAGCGGGTGCAACTATCGGCGCTGGCGCTGGTGCCTTTGGAGGACCCTTTGCGCCTGTTACAGTTCCCGTCGGCGCTGTAGTCGGTGGCCTATTAGGCGGCTTCGGTGCTGGTTATGCTATATCGATTGCGCAGGAATGGCTGCTCTCGCACGTTCCAGAAGCTCAGCTTAAGCTCTTTGGTTTAGACAAAGAGCAGCAGGCGATCGACAAAGCCTTACATCCAACAGCGCAGTTTATGGGTGGCATGGCTCCATTCTTGGCGGGTATGAAGCCGACTGCGGCTAGCCTTAGAGTGCGAACGATTGGCGCGGGCTTTGGCGCAGGGCTAGAAGCAGGAACGGAGCTTGCCTTCGAAGGCCATGTGGACCCGAAGAATGTAGCCTTATCCGCCGCAGCTGGATTCGGCTTTGCTACCCCCAACAAGGCGGGGCAGTATCTGTTTGATCTCGGGCATAAGATCACTCCGTGGATCAAGGCGGGACAGCATCCTCCAGCTGGGATCGACCCACTAATCGATGCAGTAAAGGCAGAACAAAACGTTGTTGACCTCAAGGACCTAAACGAGGCCTTGAAAGACGTACAACTCTCCGCCACCCGCGAACGCTCCCCAGAACTCTTTGGCGAGTTCCTTCGCCAGCATACCGATGAGAAGATCGGAATCTCGGTCGATGCGGTCCTCGAACTCTATGGCGATAAGGTTCCCCACCCAGAGGACGGTATCCTCGGCTGGATTCCAGGGATCGAACGGCAGCTGGAGCTAGCGTGGGCGACCGGCGGTGACATCATGGTCCCCGTTGCCGATTGGCTGGCGCGGGTGGACCCAAGCGTTGCGAAGGCGCTGGAGGACGGCACGCGGGTAAGGGAAGGGAACCTGACGAAGCTGGATGCGGAGGCCGCGAAGGAAGCGGCGGCGTTCGATGTCTTCCACGGCTCGCCGCATGAATTCGATGCGTTCTCGATGGAGAAGATCGGGACGGGGGAGGGCGCGCAGCGCTATGGGCATGGGCTTTACTTTGCTGAGAATCCAGCGGTAGGGAAGGACTACGCCTCCAGAGCGGCTGATACTCTTGTTGATGGAGTACATTACAATCCGGATTATCCGGTTCACCAAGCCGCTACTATGGTATTTGATTTAGGCACGCGCGAAGCGGCGATTGAGAAGATCAAACAGGATATCGCCCGAGCACCTGATGAGGAGTTTTATCAGGAAGTTCTACAGCGGCTTGAGAATCCAAAAGAGTTGCCTCCGGTCAAGCAGCTATCTAGCAATCTTTATAAAGTCTCCATCAAAGCCGACAAGGCCAAGTTCCTCGATTGGGATAAGCCGCTGGGGGAGCAGAGTCCTTACGTACAGGAGAGACTTAAAGTATTAGACATCGAACACGGCCCATTTGATCAAAAGGCTCCTTTGTCTGCCGCATATAGTATGATGGCCGATAGACTCGGCGGGGTAAGAAAAGGTGGTGATGCTGCCGCCTCCAAAGCCCTCCGCGAAGCGGGCATCCCGGGGATCAAGTATCTGGATCAGGGGTCGCGTCCTGGCCCTGGAGGAATGAATTCGGCGGGTATGAAACTTGACACCCCGCCTAAGACCCACAACATCGTCCTCTTCGACGAATCCCTCGCCGAGATCACCCATAAGAACGATCAACCCGTCCCCCGTCCGCCGAAGGACCCGGTTGAGGCGGTGAGAGAGGCCGCGGGGTTAGCACGGCCGCTGAGGGCGGAGCGGAAGCTTACACTACAGCGCAATTCTAATACAGAGAAAGTCTATGACTGGCAAACAACAGCCGGTGCAAATGACCACAGCTTTGATTTAATTGGCCCGGATGGTAAGCCAATTGCGAGTATTGCACTTACTGAACAGGATGGTGGTAAGAATTTATATGTAAATGAATTTGAAGGCGTTGAAGGGAATGTTACTAATAAACTTGGCACACGAGTGATGCTTGATGTATTACGCCAAGTTAAGATGGAGTTCCCTTTAGCGGAATCTATTTCCGGATTCCGCGCAGACGGAGCGCGGTGGTTTGGTGGTAAGAACCCTGGAGACGCTGCCAAGGTTACGATCAGCCTCAAGAACATTGAAGCCACGGTGCCGGATGCTGCGCCTGCCAAACCCCCCAAACAACCCATCACCATTGGCGAATCCCAGCCTTTCCAGACCGCTGCCGCTGGGGGCATGACCGAGGCGGTGTACAAGCGCATTGCGAAGCTTACCAACCAGCAACAGATCGATGACGTAGACTACTTTACCGCCCGTGCCCTTAAGGAACAAAAGCGCCGAGAAACCGCCGAGTGGAAGGCCGAGGAGGCCCGCATCCGTCCGGACGTAGTTGCCGAGATCAACGCCCGACCAGCAATTGCGGCGGATACTCTCCTCCGGGATGGGACCTACTTCGGCGAGGATATGAAAACCCGCGCCAGGATCGCCTCCGACTCCGTTCCTCCCGAGGTCCGCGAGGCTCTTCCCTTCTACTACTTCGAGAAGAACGGCCTACACCCGGATGATCTCGCGGCGCTGACCGGATTTGAGAACGGATCGCAGCTGCTGCTCTCCCTGATGGACCTACAGAAGGAGATCAGAGACTCCGGCAAACGCCCCGGCGATTGGAAGCGGGAGCTGATCAAAGGCGAGATTGACCGCCGGATGGCCGAGACTCACGGTGATCTCCAGAATAATATCCTCGACGCCGCGGTGGATCAGGTCCTCGGCGAGACCACGTTGGATATTCTCCATGAGGAAACTCTCGCCCTCGCGCTCGAAGCAGGCGCGCAGTTCACGATCCAGAAGGGGGAGATTAAGTCCTGGGTTCACGATCGGTTGATGGGAACCGCTCTGGCCCTTGTCTCCTCCAAGCGGAGCCTTGCGGCGGCTGGTCGCGCAGGCAAGGCGCTGGAAATGGGATACTTAAAGGACAATCCAGCGGAGGCCCTTCGACAAAAGGTTCGGCAATACGTCGCGGTGGTCGAGGCTCAGGAAGCCAGGAAGATCGAGAAGGCAGAAGCCCAGTTCGAGAAGACGGCCAAGCGGTTCTCCAACCGGGAGGTGAAGGGCGTAGATCAAGAATACACCGACTTCATCCAGGCGATGCTTATCGACGCAGGCCTACCGGTCAAGCGAAGCGTTCAGGAGCTTAAGGAAGCCAACGCAGCCTATGGTTCCCTGGAGAAGTTCGTTGAAGCCAAGTACGAGGCGGGGTGGGAGGTGGACGCCGCCTCCCCAACCAAGCCCCTTTCCCAAATGACCGTGGCCGAGTTCGATGAGTTCAAGGCGGGGATCGACTCCCTAGCCCACGTTGGCCGGGCAGAGAAGCTTATCACCATTGCTGGCGAGAAGATGGAGTTCGCGGACTTCAAAGAAGAGGTTATTGCCAACATTAAGTCTCTACCGCTGCGTAAGGAGACTATTAACAAGGCAGGGAAGCTCCTTTACGGCCTCGACGCAGGCAACGTCAAGATGGAACAGATTGCCAAGGACCTCGATCTCCGGCAGGAGCTAGGCCCGTTGTGGAATGCCATAATCCGGCCGATGGCCGAAGCCGAGGCGAAGCAGAATGTGCTGTTGACCCGTCTCGCCAAGCGCCTTGCTGAGATCAAGGAGATAACCCCGGAGTGGAAGAAGTCTCTAGACGACACCATTCCCCAGGAGTTTTTCTTCGATCCCCGCACGGGCGATGGCGCGCCGTTCGACCTGACCCGGCAGAACATGATCAACATCATGCTGAACTTCGGGAATTACTCGAACATCGACAAGGCCACGCGCGGTTGGTTTGGAAAGGAAGCTAAGGCAGGCGAAGCTAAGCTATGGCAATTATTCGATCAACACGCGACAAAGGAGGATTGGGAATTTGTTCAGCGGATTTGGAACGTATTTGAGGAATTTCGTAAGGAATCTGAGGTCATGTACAAGGACCTTTCCGGGTTGGCGCCGCGTTGGATCGAAAACGTACCGATCTCCAACAAGCATGGCGAGTTCGAGGGCGGTTATTTTCCAATCATCAATGACCCTTGGCGGTCAAATCAGGCGGTTTCCGTCGAACAGAAGTCTCAAGGCAACTTCTTCGGCCCGAACTACTACCGCGCCACGATAGGCAACGGTTACACCAAGGCCCGCACGGGGGTAGTGGATTACGTTGACTTTCAGAGTCCGATCGGAGAGTTGTCCGGTAAGCTCCAACAGATGATCCACGACATTGCGTTTCGGCCCGCGGTGATGGAGGCCAGGAAGGTGGTGTATGACAAGGACATTCGAAGCGCCATCAGGAACCACTACGGCCCAGAGTACGAGGCGCAGTTTGATCCCTGGCTCAAGGCAGTGGCCGGGCAGTTTGATCAGCCTGAGGCGGCCATTAAGTGGTACAACGCGGTGCTGCGGCGGGCGCGGTTGAACCTAGTTGCGCATGCATTGCCAATGAATCTGCGCGTGATTCTCTCTCCCAGCTTGGGTGAGGCCAACCCCGCCGCTGCGGGTAGGTTCTACGCGCAGCACTCCGATAACGTCGCGCTTGCCCACGCCAAGTCGCAGGAAATCCCCCACACCTTCATGAACATGGACCGGGACTTTCGGGAGAAGGTGGAACAGTTGGTTCGAGACAAAGGTATGTCTGGGCTCCAAGCCGACGCGGTTCGGCTGACCTTCATGCCAATGGTTCACGTTGAGCAACAGTTCCGAATGATTACCTTCGTGGATGAGTACAAGCAAGGGCTAGCGCGAGGCCTGAGCGAAACCGATGCAGCGGCCGTTGCTGACTCTTCTGTTCGCGAACGCCACGGCTCCTCAGCGGTATTCAATCTCCCCGCGATCATGCGTGGGAGTGAGGCCATGAAGATGGCGACGACGTTTATGGGTTTCTTTAACACGATGTATCAAGGTTCGCGCCAACTTCCTGGGAATCTTCGCCGCGGTGAGTACGGCGAGTTTATGAAGAACTACTGGACCTTTATTGCGGTCCCGGCGCTCTTCGGCGCGATCTTGTTCAACCAAGAGAGCAAGGAGAATAGAGAGGCGCCGTTCTTCAAGCGGTGGGCGAATAATGTAGGAAAGGCGCTAGCCCTCCAACCCTTGCAGACCGTTCCGTTCATTCGTGAAGCGGCGAACTACGTCTTCGAAGGGTTTACCCCGCGTACTCCGATCGAATCGATCCTTACCGCCGCAGGCACGATCTGGTCGGAGGGGAAGCGGGTTTACCAAGGCAAGGAAATGCAGAAACCCATTCAAGCCGGAGCGAACATCATCGGCCTTGGCCTTGGCGTTCCAACAATGGCGCAGGTGGGTCGCACCGGGCAGTATGTCTACGATGTTAACAAGGGCCGCATAAGGCCGAAGAACATTCTCGAATGGTCCTCAGGAATCATCAACGGCCCACCACCAAAGAGGTAACCAATGGCATGGCCTGCGGTAAAGCAACCGTTCACACAGACGGCCTTCCAGCCCTACGTCGCCGGGCTCGTCTGGAGCAGCTGGCGGCCGGGGAAGATCGTCTGGCACAACACTGCGGCACCGAGCCTTGAGCAATGGTTGAAGTCGGCTAGGGAGGATGTGCGAGAGGGAAGGATTCCTGGCACCAGCCGGATCAATAGCCTGGAGTATTACTTCTGGAAACTGAAAGGGTGGAAGGGCGCGCCGCACCTCTTCATCGCGCCCGACTTCATCTGGGTGTTCAACCCCCTCACCGCGCCAGGGACCCACTCTCCAAGTTACAACAACACCGCGCTGGGGATCGAAATGGTCGGTGACTTCTCGAAAGAGGACGATGACTCTGGCGACGGGCTCAAGGTGAAGAACAACACGATCAACGCAACGGCGGTGCTGTGTTCGACCCTGGGCCTCGACCCAGCTGAGGCGATCCTCCTCCACAAACAGGATCCATTTACCACCCACGATTGCCCCGGGAAGGACATCGCGGAGGATAAGCTGCAGATGATCCGGGCCGTGAACGATCTAATGTCCGGTGGGGAACATAACCCGGCCGCAACCGCGGCGATCATTGCGGGGGTCCAACCTCCATCAGTACCCGAACGGCGTGGCAAGACCATCACCGCCGACCTCAACTTCCGGCGTGGCTCTGGAGCAGATACCGAAATCATCGGCTCCCTGCCGAAAGGCACGGTAGTCACCATCCTCGACGAAGCCAGGAATGAAACCACGGCTTGGCTTCGGGTACGAACACCTGCCGGGTATCTCGGCTGGGTTAGTGGTAGACACGTTGAAAGGATATAAGGATGAAGATTTTGTATAACGCCCTTATCGCAATCTCGATCGCCAGTGTAGTCTCTGGGTGTACGGTGGAGCAGGCAAAGGAGGTGCAAGCACAGACTGTCGCGGCGTGTAAGTTCCTGCCGACCATCGAGACAATCAGCGCGATCTTCACCCAGAGCGCCTATCTAACCACTGGCTCCGCAATTGCGAGTCAAATCTGCAACGCAGTCACCAACCTCCCCCTCGCCGACGGCCCTGGTGGCCGGGTGCCGCGGGTTGGTAATGTGGTTGTTGTGGGAAGGTTCGTTAAATGAACCTGAATACCAAACAAGTAATCGCTATCGTCATGGTAATCCTTGGGGTCCTCACCGCGTCCACCGCGCAGTTGACCGATATTGTAGGGCCACATATGACGAAGTTGGTTGCCGGACTCGCGGGCATGACGAACACCGCGTTGGCTGGAATCCTCGCTGTTCTCACCAGCCAAAACAACACGGTTAAGGATGTCCTCGCGATGCCTGGGGTAGAGCGACTCCAGGTGAATGAGCAGTCCAACCAAGTCCTAGCCTCGATTGCGGTGGACCCCACGCAACCTAAGATCGAAGCTACGGCTTCGTCAGACGCGGCCGTTAACCGAATCGCTGTGAGCTAAATGCAAGAAACGACGGTGCTTATTGTCGCCATCTTGACTGTGCTTCTTACTTGGTCCGCGACTGTCGCTGGGCTAGTGCTTTGGCTCACCGGCAAGTTTCGGGATGTGGAGAAGACGATCTATCGAGAGGATGATAAGCACCGTCGATTACACGGCGGAATCTTAGACGATCATGCAATAAGAATACAGAAGCTAGAACTTTACGCCTTTGGATTCACTAAGGCGCCTTAGACTCCACAACCGCGCGCCACCGCCGCTGTCCGGTCTTGTCTGGCTGCGAGCCTTCGATCATTCCGCTCCGCTCCATCACCTCAATCACCCGCATCACCGAGTGAATCGGCACGCGTTCGCGCGCGAAGTTCACCACCTTCTGTTCGGAAAGGCCGGTAGGCCCAGCGACCATTATGTAGTGAAGGATTTCCTCCGTGGCCTTACCGTCGGTGCCGCTGGCTCCCGCCTTGAAGATATCCGGCATGTTGCTCTCCGCTTGTACCAGCCAATTCATCGCGCGGTTGAAGTCCTCGCGGGTGAGGAGGAGAGTGTTTCCTTTGTCGATCGCTGAGATCATCGAGAGTTTGTAGAGGTTCACTCGGCGGCGGGAGTTATAGTGGATCAACTTCGGGTGGTTGGGCGCGGGCGCTTCGCCCAGCTGGCGCCAAGCGTTCACTAACGTGATGTAATCCTTAGTGACCTTGAACTCACCGACCTGGGAATTGATGACCCGGAGGTCGTGCACGAGATCAGGCGGCAGGCTGCGATTGATCTTCGCGAAGTCATCACCAACGATCCGTTCGTCGCTGAAAACCATAACCATGCGTGAAGTGAGCCCTTGTCCCCAGGCGGATTCGGGCATGGTGTCCATGAGATTTGAAGGGGTCGATCCACAGAGAATGGAAAGTTGCGGGGACTTGATCTTGATCTTAATATCTCCGCCACGGCGTTCATGTCCATAGGGGTCGGGATCGTAAAACGCCGATATGCCATCCGCCATTTCCTTATCAAACTTGTGCATGAATGTCCCGAGTTCATCGGCGATGATCGCGACGGTGTTGTACTCGAGTTGCGCATCGGGCATCCGCATGATTACTCGCTTGCATCGCGTCAGCACGTCCACCAGCGAGGCGAAGGTAAAGCTCACCGGGGCGATGTGAAACTCTGGCACTTCCGCAAGCATCTGCTTGGCCATACGGATCGTGCGTGTCTTCCCTGTCCCCGGATGTCCAATGAGAACCACATAGAGATTCGGAAAGATCGGCGAGGACGTAGTGATCCACACCTTCTGCTCAAGCGCCGCCCCGATCGCGGAGATAGCGGCCCATTGACGGAAGATATGCGGAGCGTCGAGGTTATCCGTGTGGTCTACGAACCGCTCGATCCAACTCTCACACTTTCGGCCCCCGCTACCGTTTACGATCGAGGAGGTGGACAGGTTCACTCCGTTTACGTCCTTGGTCCCCTGGTATGTACTCGCGGAGCCCGTCTGGGTTCTTCTTTGGATCATACTTCCCTCTGTTCCAGCCGACATTGCAATCAACGGGTATTTCTAAAACGCGGCCGTGCTTGAGTGGGATGGGGTGTCGGAGGTTTTCGAGTAGGATTGGGATGATTTCATCTTCTCGCTCTTGGGGGTACTGGAAGGTGAGGGCGTCGTGATCGTGCATCATAACGGTAGCGATACCGAGGCGCCAAATCTTGAGCATCACGGTGTTGACGATATCCGCGAGGGACCCCTGGGGATCATAGGCCACCGCCTCGCGGAAGGTGGAGAGGTCATTCCGCCTCCCCCAGAACTGGCGCTTGCGGCCGGTAAGGGAGATCAGCTGACCGGTGGTGCGGAGTTGGTTATCCACCCACTCGTGCCAGCGCTTATGCGCAGGAAAGGCTTTGAAATACTTGGGCTGAAACTCCCGCACGAGGTTCACCGGGACCTTTGCTTGCCCCGCGAGTGTCTCCGGCATCCCGGCGTAGTTCGATCCGTGCCCAATCTTCTTGCACATGAACCGACGATCGTAGTGACGGTAGAAGGGTTGTTCGGCGAGCTTCTTATCCACCTTCGGATTTCCTGTCCAAGGGTAATCTGGCCAGACAATGATCGCGACGTTGGTGTGGAGATCGCCGGATTCCACTGCGTCTAGAAAGGCGCCGTCCTGAAACAGATTCCACTCAATCCCCCCGACACAGTAGCTCTCCCCCGACTTCGTATCGAACTTCGCGAACTTCTGCTTGGGGTCAGAGATAAAGATCGACCTTAAACCCTCCTCCACGTTCTGGAGGTTCCCTCCGGTGCCGAACTCGGAGAGGGAGGAGGAGAAACGGCCGGTGTTGGTTCCGGCAATGTTGTAGCTGGTGCGGATTCTCCCATCGGGATCGATAGCGGTTCGGAGGACGGAGATTTTCTTTGCGAGGTCTGAGATCGTATTAATATGAGCGACGATAGACTTGGCGATAGTGTAGGCTTCGAGCTTTTCCCTTGCGGCCCGGTCGGTCGTTGGCCTCCCGCCTTTTGAAACAGGAGGGATTCCAAGGATGTCATAAAAAAGCCTAGCTCGGTCGGCGCTACTCCGCCAATTGAACGACGCGAGGCCAACGCCGTCCAGTACAATCCGCTCGAGATTGCGGTTGAGGAATTCAATCTTCTCGTGGTACTCATCGATCACCTCTGCCTTTCGGGCTTGGTCTACGAGAACACCGCGCAGGCGCATTTCAAGCGCGGGACCTTGGAGTTCGCGGGAGAAGGAGTAGGTCGCGGCGGTGTGGTTGTCGAGTTGGGGGAGAAGGGCAGAGAGGACCTCGGCGGTGACGCAGCAGTCGAGGCCGTTATAGATCATTTCCCTTTCAAAGGGGCCGAAGTCATCAGGACGCGCTTCGTGAGTTTTAACTATTTTCATGCATCACGCTTAATCGTTTCATTCGCCTTCCGCTCCGACTTCCAGGCACCCTCATCGGAAAAAATTGAGCCCAGGAACGCCAGCCCCTTCAAACTCTCTGGCTGCAACGCATGCGATAGCAGCATGGTGTCCTCGCTCGCGCCGTAGACCTTTATCCCATAGGCTCGCCAGAGGAAGGCGATGTCGTAGAGGCCGTTTTGGAAGACCTTGCGGATTGTTCCATCTTCGAGAATTCCTCGGACAATTTGCCAAGCCTGAATTTCAATTCCCGCGCTTGGCCAATAGCACTTTCCCTTGCTACGGGAGTCATCGAATGGAACAACGATAGCACGACTCGGGTCTGGAGAGAAGCCAATACATGTAACTCGGCTTCTACTTGTTTCAATGTCAACCGAAAGTATTTCGCACGGTTTAATAAATTGCTCTGTGAACGCGAGGATGTCCTCGATGCTTGGCTCAATCCAAATTTCCCTCTGTGGCCTTCTGATCTCCGGGTACTCTGCCTCTCTAGCCGCCTTCATCAAATCCGCGACAGTTACGGGCCGAAGCTCCCACTGACGAAGTACAGCAGCAGGGTGGTAAGTAGGGAGTAGCTTAAAATCAGCAACGGTATGAGTACTAGCCCTGGTCGATCCTCTAAGCTTCGAGACACCAGTAGTACCACTAAGAGCCCATAGAGCAGAGTTACCAAGGCAGATAACCAAATTAGGATTATGCTCCACCAGTTCATCGCCAAGCCTTTCTAGCTCCCCGGCAAACTCCTTCCGCACGAACTTTCCCTTCACCAACGCTGGGTATCCAGGTATCCCCTCTCCCTTCGGGCCGCATAGGGCCTCGATCTTATTCCCCGGCGGATGGAGTTGGAACACGTTGGAGCGGTAGAACTCTGGATGCATGTTCCAGACCGCGTCGATCAGGAGCGGGTTCGAGGTCTGAAAGTATTTGTTGATGTAGTCGTGGTCCATCGCAGTGAGGGTTAGCGCGCCGGCCTCGTTGAGCATTCGCAGGAGTTCCACGCCCGAGGCTCCAACGAATCCCCGGCCGATGCGAAGTTCGTTGTCGCCCATGGCCTCCCCCAAAAGGAAGGTCTTAATCAACTGATAAGCTCTTCGTTGCGGTTTCTTCGGGGTCAACCATCACACGCCTCCGATCCTAGTTTGGCATAGCCTGCAATATCGTCCCAATGGTCCTTTATGCTCGGGTTCTGCACGGTGCGGGAAATTTTGAGAAAGATCATGCACAGTGCGAGACGTTGTGCTGGATACATCGGGAACCGACCAATCGCGCGTGAGAGATCATCCCAAACCTGCGCGCCGGTGGCGAAATCACCGTGGGTCCGTTCGCGTTCGGAGAGTAGTCGGTCACGCTGCAAGGGCGGCTTAATGTCCTCGGCGGGGCGATCGAAGTCTATCTTCGGCCGGTTGTCAAAGTTGTCAGTGGGTTTGTCCATCTATCCCTCCTGTTAAAAGAAGCGCCCGGTGGGACGCAAGACCTACCCACCGGGCTCGGGCGTTAGCCCTACTCTGCCGCTGCGGTGCTACCGACGCGGGCGAAGATCATCGTGCCGTCCTCGGAGGCTTCGTGACGGATGGTGAAATAGCACTGAAGGCCGTTCACCTCCTGCATCCGCTGGCGCAGGGTCATCGAGTCATCCCCAGCGCCGAGGTGGTCGAGGAACTCCTTGAGCCGCCAGACCGCAGCTTCCGTGTGGTAGTAGGTGTTCTTGATCGATTTCCCCGCGATCCCGCCGACTTCTTCGAGGGCCTCAGGGTCCACGTCATCCATTGCTTGGAGGAAGTTCAGCGTGTATTCCGAGAACTCGGTCTGCTTCTTTGAGGATTTGTCAATCCGCGGCAGACCGTTGACGACGCCAAGGTAGGTGCCGATCGGGTAGGGCTTCGGCCGTTCGATGGAGGAGGAGGGTGCGTCGAGGAGGGAGGAGAAGTTGGGTTGTGCTTGGGCCATTGGTTACACTTTCCTTAGTTGTGGTTTCACTATTGTTGGCTTGGGCGCGGTGGTGGTAGCCGGCTGGCCACGGAGTACCGCGAAGAACTCCGCGAGGCCAGTCTCTATGTCGAGACTCTTCCCCGCGAACGCTCCAGGTCGGGGGTTGGCAAGGTCGATCATTGGGTCGGATTCCAGCTGGATCGTGCGTTTACCTCCTAGGTTCTTGTAACGGATGTAGCTCGGGAAGTATTGGGGGATCTTTGGGCTAAGCGCTTTCCCAACTCCCTGAGGGAAGATTTTCTTCGTCCCATCGGGAAGGTCCAGTAACGTTCCGTGAGCAATGACGATGACGTTGGTTTCGAAGCTTTTGGAAGTCAGCGTGGCGAGGACGTTCTCGATGGAGTCTTGAGCGTCGCCGTAGGTGGCGCGCGGATCGTTGTGCCCGGTGAGCGGCTCGCGCCAGTCGTAGCAGGCGTCGCAGAGGCGCGAGAGCGAGTCGATCACGAGGATGCACTCCGGTCCCCAGGTGTAAGGCTTACCGAAGTCGTACTCCACCCCGTCCTCGGTGTACTTCCAATGATCAAGGAGCTTGATCGCGTTGATGTAGGCCACTGGCGCGCCGTCGATGATCGGTCCTGCGGGAGTCATCTTGCGCTTGTCTCGAACGGTACGCACCTCAACGTTGTCGATCATCTGTGGGCACTCGCGCTTTACAAGGCCTACGAGGATGTCCAAGAGGTTGTCGAGGTCAAGAATGCGGAGCTTGTACCCGGCTTTGACTAGCGAGACGAGAGACCCTGTCTTGCCGGACTTGGCGTCGCCGAGAAGGAGGAGCTTGACGTAGTCGTTGGATTGGTGGTTAGCGAGGGAGGGCATCAAATCACCTTCTCAATCATGATCTTAATTCGATCACCGGGGTTAAATGGAGGACGCTCGCCGCCGAAGTTTAGCGATTCCCAACTGCCTTCGAACTGCATGAACCAACGATCGCCGATCTCTTCGATCTTGCGTACTACGGTAAAGATCAAGTATCGTACCTCTACCGTGGCTTCAACGGGTTCCATCTGTCCTCCGGCGCTAGCTTTGTGAAACTCCCCGCGAGTAGCTTCTCTCTGACCTGCGGGCTCTTCGAGCAAATCTTCCTGAACTTACACCCGCCGTAGTTTCCGCACGCCGTGTCGTTCATCGGCCAGTAGCCTTGGGTAGCGTAGTGTTCCGCAAGGGATAGGAGTTGGGTAAGGTCTTGCATCCACTCCTCTAGCTGATCCGGCGTGCGATAGGTGAACCCACGCTCGAAGTTGTTTGGTTTCTCCAGCAGTACCTGCGCCGCGTCGATGATCACGCCCTTCACTGGGGAGCCGAGGATGATTTGCGAAGCAAGGGTGTAGAGGGTCATCTGGTTGGAGGGAGAGAACTGATCGAAGAAGTAGGTGCCGATGGTGGAGAGGGAAGTCTTCCGGTCCATCACGTAGAGGGAGGATTGGAAGTCAACAACGCGATCGAGGTGACCGGAGAGGAGGTAGGGTTGGGGCGAGAAGCTGGATTCCTTTAGTATCTCTGGCTCTACATCAATCTGCGCTGCGGTGGGTCCCCAATCTAACTCGAACCGGAAGCTAAGCTCCACCGCGGGCCTTCCATCTTCTAGCACGAAGGTCTTAGCGGGATCGTCCGCGAACTTATCCAGGTAGTCGATCACAAGCTGCACAATCGACCCGCGGTTCTTATACTTCCCCGCGCGGGTGTCTTCGTCCACTTCCCAATCGTGAACGCGGCCGAGGAGGTTGCGAACGCAGACAATCATCGCCTCGTGGTGGGTCGCCCCGCCGAACTTGCTCACGTCGTACTCCTGCAAGGCTTGGTGGTACTCGATGCCGAAGCGGAGGTGGATGGACTCGTCCTTCCCGCCCCAGCCTTCGAGCATTACGTATTGGTAGAGGCGGGGACAGGTCTTGAACATACCTAGGGAGGTGCTGTCCCAGGCGTATTGGATTTGTGTACCGGGGAGATAGGGCGATTGCACAGCGCCGGTGAGGTTGGTGGGGGCGATGTTCACAAGGCACCGTGCTTAAGCAGGCAGTCTGCTGAAATGCAATTGCCTTCTGGATCAACCTGAATGGGGCCGCAACCCTCGCAGAGAACAACAGCGTATAGACCTTGAACCACATCTTCGGGTTTGGTAATTCCCCGCAGATCATTTTCTGAAAAGCCCATATCCTTGGAACATTGCTCACAGAAGTCGGCCATTAGATGCGCCTCCGTGTCAACGGCGCCGCCTTCGGCTCAGCCTTCACCATCCCTCCGAGCAGCGCCGCGATGTCCAGCTTCGGTCCTGTGTCCTTGCTCGCGCGCTTGGCTCCGCCCGCTTCGCGGTTGGCCCGCTGCTGGCGGTGGTAGGCGATGATCTTGTCGATGTCTTGGTCGGAAAGGCCGAGAGGATCGGCGTCCATCAGGAGGTCGAGGTCATTACTCACGGTGTAAGTCTCCTATGGTTCGGCGGGGAGTAGGTTTGAGCGTCGCCGCGTGCCCTTGCACAAGCGTGCGCACCGTCTCCGACCAGCCCCAGCCGTAGTGCTTCTCTAGCGCGGCGCAGTCGGCCTCGAATAGGTTGAGGGTCACCTTGCGTAGCGGCGCTTCGGGTTGCTTAGGCATTGCTCGGTAACTCCGTTGCGCGCTTAATCACAAAGACCTCGTCGCCGTTAGGGCAGAATAGCATCAGGTCGTCCAGCCGTGGGTCCTTCGCGTCGCTCCGCGCTTTGTACATCTGCTTCCGGAACTCCTCGCGCGAGTCCGGCGGATCGATCTTCACCGCGATCCCCATTTCTTTATCCAGCGCGGTGATCCAGTATTGGAGGTAGTCGATGCGCAGGGCCATTAGATTCTCCGAAAGGCTATGCGGGGAGTATCAACCACCTCCGGCCCGGTGAGTTGCTTCACTGGCTCGTAGGAGACCAACGGCGGGGCGGTGGAGAGGGGCTCGATCTCGATCCGTTCCAGGTTGGTGCGTTCGAGGTAGAGCCAAGTCTGGCCGTCGCTGTCGGTTTTGATCCGGATCACCAGGGGGTCGTAGACCGACGCGCCGTGAAGCGGGTGGCCGCGTTCGTAGGTATCCGAGTTATCCCGGCGGTCGATCGACCGAGCCTGATGCAACCGCATCCGCATGTAGGTGGCCTCGTCGATCCCAGGCTGTTTCACCCGGATGCCCTCCGAGTCCTCCAGCGCCCGGTCCATTATTTCGCGGCAATCGGCGTAGCTACCGCGGGATTGGGAAATGGTCACTTTGAGGCTCCTGCGTAAGGGATTAAGCGGGGACGGCGACGGCGGACTCGCCGCTTGGAGTTGGTTAGTTGAAGGTGGCGAGCTTTGTTCGCGAGGTACCAGCGATGGTTGGCAAGGGCTTTGCAGGCAAGGCAGCGGCCGCCGGAGTGTAGGTGACCGCGTTTGCACTCAGTTACCACCGGATGTCTCCGCTCGCGATCTCGTAGAGCTGATCCCGGCTCCGAGTCGTAATCACATAATCAAGGTTCTTGTCTTGGTCCGAAGGCGGACCGAACCTACCGCGCACAAGCGCTGGGTCCAGATGGTAGACCGAGGAGAACTCCAGCCCCTTGGCCTTATGCCCGGTCATCAGCTGGATGCGGCCGCGCTGGGCGAAGAGGTGCTCGGCGTAGGCGATCGCGGTGTCCAAGCTTGTCGACGCGCGCGCAAAGGTCCGCATGCACTCCGCAAGATCGTGTGCGGTGGTGGAGTTACGCGCCAGCTTCTCTTCCTCCCAGGCGGTGATCTCGCCGAGTAGGGTAGCGCGGGACATCCCACCGTCCCCCAGCTTCTTCATCATCGCGATTAGCTTGGGACCAATGTCAGAACCAGCAACAGAAACACTGCGACCGCTAGCCAAGAGGCTGAGTGCAACGGAGAATAGGGGCGCGTTGTTTCGACATATAATAGCAGCATCGTCACTAATAGAAGTGCTGTCAAGCCGATCCAGAGCAGCAACGGAGCCTCCTTCTTTGAACCAGCGGAACTTGGGAACGTGCCACCGCGCGTGTTCGACGATGGCGGAGGGGCAACGGAAGCTTATGGAAAGGTCCATTGGGGTCATGGAGAACTTCTTCTCATGATCGGACATGCCGTGGACGTTTGCGCCGCGGAAGGCGTAGATCGATTGGTTAGTGTCACCTACCCCGATCAACCGGCGGTCGCCAACGAGCTTCTCGATCATGTAGAGGTTCACCGGGTTGAGGTCTTGGTATTCATCCACGAGGACCAAGGGGAACCGAGGGAAGTTACCGCCGAACAGCGCGGGCATGTAGATTTGATCGTTGTAGTCGATCACGCCTTGGTAGGCTTCGCGGATCGAAGCGGTTAGCAGGGCGTCGATCAGGTCGCAGACGAGATCGTCGGGTTCTTCTTCGAGAGAGGCGTGGAACTTGGCGGGGGTGATAAGCCGCTTGGCGGTCGGGTACTTCCCTTCGGGGACGTAGCCCAGGGCCTTAGCGCGGCCGACGCCGTTGACGATGTCCCAGAAGGAATCCCAGATGGGACCTTGCTGCGCGCGGGGCAGGTCGTTGATGATCTTGCGCAGCGCATCGGGGATTTTCTTTGAGTTGAGAGTGAGGCGCTTCGAGCAAGCGGAAGCCCAGATGCGGTGACCGAGGGAGTTGAAGGTGCGGACGGTGGTGGTGGAGAGCATACGCTGAGTGGCTTCTTCGGCGTTCTTCTTGTTAAACACGAGGTAGAGGATCGGCCGTTCGTTGACGGACCGCTCAATCAACTCAAGGGTCGAGGTTTTCCCCGTCCCTGCGTAAGCCTGCATCATGATGTTGTCGTCGGTGGACTCGGCGCGGGAAAGGATGTCGAGTTGTTCGTCGGTGGGGGATAGGTCGGTAGTAGGGTGATCAAGCATCAGACTTTCCTCCCAGCATACTGAACTTCGTTTCGGCCAAGGACTTGATAGCTCGACTTGTGAAGGTGGGAGACGATGAAGCCTGTGGCGGCGAGCTTGGCGCGGGCTGGAGTTGGCCCAAAGCCGTTGGTGCAGGGCGAGGGCGGGGTTGTTAAGTCTGGGAACTCGTTCTGATAGGCTTGCGCAAGATGCTTGGCGCGGAGCTTGGCCAGTTCGAGTGAGCGGGCTTTCCAATTCATTAGGTGCGTGACTCCCTATTCTGCCCTTATAATACCACAACCTGAGGTAGAAATCAAGGGGAAAGTTCTCCGAACGCGTTAATCGTTGACAGCGCGTGGGTAGATGGTGAAGGAATTCGTCGCGAAGCTGCTGGCGATGTCTCCCTTGAACTCGGCTCGCTGCATTAGCTGGCCCTTCCAGTAAGTGACGTCCGCCTCCTCGCCTTCAAGGATCACCTTCACCAACTTAGGCTGGCGGCCGAATGGTTCGTTGCTCATGACATCTTCCTTTGCGCGAACACGGTAACCGACTTGACGGTGAGGCCGAGTTGCTCGCTGACTCCCAGCCAGCCGATGGCCATCTTGCGGTTGTCGTTGGCGTTCTCAAGGTGCGCGAGCATCGCAGCGGCCTCTTGGGCTTTGCGCAAAAATTCAATCAGCTTGGAGAACTCTTCGCCGGAGGTGGGGACACTCATTTGCGCCTCTTGAGGTTGTAGGTCGGATCGTTCTTGTAGGTCGGCTCTTGCGAAGCCACGAGAGTCATTTGGGCCTTAAGCACCATCTTCTCCGCAGGGATCGCGCGCCCCGACTTGCCATAGACCGGCAGCGATGGATCGCGCCAGGATGGCCGGGTGTCGAGTGGGAGGGGTCGGCGTTTCATAAGCGACGCCTCACAAGTGGCGCCTGTGGTCTACCAAGGCCCAACAAACCAAGAAGCGAACCTTGTGCTTCACTCTCCGGCTCCGCGAGGTGGACTTGATCCATCGCGGCTTGGTAGTGGTCGGGGTGGCCGTCGGGGGGTGGCCAGTCGTTAAGGATGTCCTCGATTGAGAAGCCGTGGGTTAAGTCTTGGTGCCAGAAGGGATAGGCCCGATGGCCGGAGGTGGGGATTATCCACCATGGCGCTGGGTCCGTTGGAGTACCCTCAGTATCAAGGATCACCGCGATGTCGAAGGCGGGGATGCCACGCACGAGGTGGGCGATGAGGTAGGGGTTATTCATTTCTTGCTCCCGTCGATTGTCTCACCGACAGCGCGCATCTTGCGGTCAGCCATCACGGCTTCGTAACGAACCTTCCTCAACCACGACGCTGTGATCTCCATCCGCAGCGCGAGATCGGTCGGCGCGTCGTCAGCCAAGTCGCCCAGAAGGTCGGCTGCGTACTCGCGATCCTGGTCCGTGATCTTGCCAAGCTCGGAATCATATGGCCGCTTCATCGTTCCTGCTCTCCCGGCGCTTGTGACTGTTGAATGAGAGCTGCCCGGATTTCTGGCCGGCGGTTGTGAAGCAGCACCATCAGGCGCGAATTGTTCTGCCGGTTGAACTGAGGAAACTTAGCGATGGTGTGCTTGTGTCCGGTAGCATCCGGCTTGGATGCTATGCGTGTCGGGTTTGCGGTGCCGCCGTCCTGCTTCTCCCAACGCCCTGGAGTGGCCTTCGTGTAAGCCGCATCAATTTCAGCGATGAGCTTTGCGCTACCGTCTCGATCGGTTGCCATGTGCAGTTCGTCATCGAGAATGCCGTCCTTTTTTGCTCCGGTCTGCATTCTGCTGATCACCGCACATTAGATCAACCCCTGCTTCTTCAATATCTCCCGGACCACCGCGCGCTGTGTCTTGGAGAAGTCTTTGATAACCGTGGGCTCACGAACCGGCGCGGTGGGAGAGAACTTCCCTCGTGAAGGCTTCGGCTTCACCGCCTCGTAAGCCGTGCGCATTACCTTGAGCGCTTGTGCTAGCCCGCCTTCGCTAAGCTGGTAGCTGAGGATGTACGGTGGCCCTTCCACCGACGGTAACTCGACAAAGACGTTGTAATCGTCCACCCAAGCGACGACCGCGTAGGGAGGCTTGGCTGTGGAGAGAGGAACGCCGCTCATACCCGCCTCCAAGGCTTGGTCTGTTCGTTAATAATCAGCTTGTTCTGTTCAATCACAAACTCCCGCGCCGCCTGTTGACGGTTGGCGTCCAGGCTAGGTGATAAACTAGGCTCAAGCAACTCAACGGGTGGGGTTGAAGAGCTAAATGGATCGTGCCACTCCCCAGTATCGTAATTGTAGAACCATGCGCTGTCGCAGCGATCTACCATCACCCCGAGCATCTTCCTATGGCGACAAGTCGGTCGAACACCAGCTGGGCAATCGCACTCGGAAAGGGAGACAGTGTAGGTAGCCTCGGGGTTGAGGTCATCGTCGAACTTGGTGATCTGATAGCCGGAGTCGGAGGAGCGGAGGGAGTAGAGGATCATGGCTTAATACCTCTCGGTAAGAGCGTCATCACGGCGCCGCTCGCGTTCATCGTCAGGGTCCCGCGCCCAACCATGTAGGGGGCAGTACTTGTCTGTCTTTGGTTCAGGGGGTCGGTGTCGTAGGCCGTGGCGCTTGGTATAGAACAGGTACAACCTTGCGTGTGGGCTTCTTCGGTGCAGGGTTCGGGGAGGTCGGGGAGGTTCATGACCCCTTCCTCCTGAACTCTAACCGATCCTCAAGCTCCTTGGCGAGGTCGGTGAGGGAGAGGGTATCGCCAGTAGTGTGGTCAAGAAGCTTATCCCCGGTATTAGCCACTGTTAGGACATCATACCCCGCCTCCTTCGCGATGTTGACCAGTTCGGTTTCGAGTTCGCGCCAGTTCACCAGTACCTCCTGCTAAACACAACCTTGTAGAGAATGAAGGCGATGAGGATCGCGGCCACGCTTATGGGCCAGTGAGGATCAATCACGTTGAAAGCCCCTGTGATCTAACCCACGCGATGCGGCCTCGCCCTCGTATTCCTCAGCTTCGCCCACGCGCGAAGTAGCGCGCAAGGTAGCGTGTCCCTCCGCTGGCGGGAGCCCTTGCGTGTGGAAGCTCTGGCGCGCGACCTGCTCTAGCCACGCGCGGAAGGTAGGATGGGAGTGGTGGGGTCTGTCCACGGTAGGTTCCTCCGATTATGCTACCACTATAGCACAAAAGGTGAACAAAGTCAAGGCTTAAATTCCCTTATGGGATAGTGGCGTTGGGGGATGGTCGAGCGCCGCTACGATGGGCCTACGGTCGCTTGCGCGGCTTGCTGGCGCGCTTGGCGAACCGGGCTGGTAGGATGGCCAAGGGGCGAGGTAGCGCGAGCCCTTGGGGCGTAGAGGGGCGTTCGCGTTTTGTTCCACGCGAGCAAATAAAAAGCCCCGGACAGCGTGAGCCATCCGGGGCTTGTTGGGGTCAGCGCAGGTTAGGCTTGCGTGGTATAGACGTACTTACCGGCTTCGCTGTCCCAGTGATGGGGCTTGTTGAAGTCGAAGGGCTTGGGCTCCTCAACTGGCGCAGGCTTGTTAGCTTCTGCCTCACGCTCCCACCAAGGCTTGTCCTCGATAGGCGCAGGTTCGAAGGTCGGTGCAGTACCGGGAAGGTCTACCGGGCCTTCACCGAGAGGGATCGGGTATTCATCTACAGGCGGCGGATTGTAGAGTTCCGGCGCAGGCTCCACAATCTTTGGCGCAGGATGGTCCCCTCCCACAAGCCCAAACGCCGACTTCGCGAAGCTCTTGATCTCGTCCAGCTTCTCCTTCGCCTCCTTCGCGTCATCGAGGGCCTTCATCGCCTCGTTGGCGTAGTCGTCGCGTTCCTTGCGGGTAGTGGCGAGTTGTTCGCGCAGGTCAGCGATCGTCTTGTCACTACTCTCGATTGAGGCAGCAAAGCGGTCTTTCTGCGAGGTGACCTGAACAAGCTCGTTCTGTGCTTGGGATAGCTCGCTCTGAACCTTGTCCCGCTGGTTTCGCAACTCTGCGAGGTGCTGATCCAAGTCTCGGTTGCGGTCGCGGACATACGCGATATCCGCCTTTAGCTCTCCGATCTCTCCGCGAAGGGTCGTAACCTCGCGGTTCATCTGGGAGAGTTGGAGGATTGAGTCCAGCCCTTGCTTGATGATCTGCTGGACCTTGTTCATGTCTTCCTCCGTAGGGATGGGGCTGACCTGTACAGCCGTGGTTCCATCGGTCATGGTAGGATTTCCTGTTGCTTGGTTGAAGGGGTAGAAAGGAAGTGCGGAGTGATCCTGGGGCTACGCTACCTAGCCTTATAGGTATGTAAGCGTCCCGCATTGCTCACTCCGCCTGATGCTACTGGCATCGAACTAGCTACGTTCAGTCACCTAGCATCCTATGACTACGTGATAGATCGGCTGAGTGCGATTGCGGAAGATTGGGGTAGCGTGCAATCGCACTCAGCTTCTTCGTACCATTCGTTCACATTGCTGCTAGGCTTGAAGGCGCGTGAAGCCTTCGGTAGTTAGGCGCGTGCGCCGGGCTTCTGCCGAGTAGCGGTCTTTCCAGCCTGCTTGGCACTAAGCTGAGCCTTACGGTCAGCCTTGTCCTTCTCAGCCTTCGCGACCAGCTTGGGGTCAGCCTTGATAAGCCCGGAGATGTTCAGCTTGACCGGAGCAGCGGTACGCTTCGCGAGGTTCTCCTCTGCCATCTTGAAGTAAGAGGCATCAGCTTCGAGAAGTGCCTTAGCTGCTTTGGTGATCTCCGAGGCCGCGTAATGACTGATCTTCTGACCAGCCTTCTTGATCTCGTCCTTCACCACGTTCTTAGCCAAGCGGGTAGCTTCGGTAGTCACTTCGCGGGACACGGAGGACTTCACCTTCGCGCCAGAGAAGCGGATTTTCCCGGCCTTGATTGCGTCGACGTTCTGGGCTGCCTGCTCCATTGCGAGAGCTTTCAGCTTCGCTTCGTCGCCTTTGGTGCTGGCCTTGGTGAGCTTACTCATCCCACGATTGGCCAGTTCCTTCAAGCCGAGTAGCAAGGCTTCCCGGTACACTTCGTCAGGGAGTTCGTCGGTGTTGATCTCGACAATCCCCTTGCCTTTCGTTACCGGAACCTTGAGCACGGAGGTAGGAACCGTGCCCGGTGCATCCTCGACAACCGCGAGATTGTCAAGCACCTCTGCTTCGTCTGCCATTTGAGTACTCCTGGTAGTGCCCAACCGTAACTTAGGATTGCTTCGGTCATAAGGGCTTGTACGGTGTCTTTTGGGCGCTTACAGGATGTTCGCACCTCGTTACACACAGACAGCGGCCCCTCACGAACCTAGGTTCTATGGTCGCGGCGGGTTATACGGTGGGGTAAGCCACCGTATGGGATATCCGGCTGTGAGCCGGATAGATTGTGCAGGATTGCACAGGTAGAGGGTGGGGTTAGCGAGCATTGCTAGCTACGTTCAACTAGCCACGTTCAGCAGATAAACTAGCTACGCTCAGGCATCCTCTTCCGCATGATCCTCAACGCCTCATCCCGCGTATCCACGGGAGAGTGTAAGTCCTCCCAAGGGTCTAGCTCGCGGGTAGCCTTTTCGTAACCCTTGCGTTGTGCAACCCACCGCTGGGAGGGGCGGTAGATCACGCGGTAGGTAGGGTCGGAGGCGTGGTAGTAAGGGGAACGTTCTTTGGTCATGACTTCACCGGAACCAAGGTGAACACGAAGCTGTGAGCATTCGTATGCTCACTTAGAATGCCACGAATAGCCACGTTCAAGGCGCCGATAGTTCCGTGTGACTCTCTGCGTTGTATTGACAGGTTTCGTGGTAGCTTGATGTTGATATGAAGAATGTACATCGGTTATCCTCAGATGGTTGATGGGTTAAAGCACGGTAGCGTGCTAGCCACCGTCAAACCCACCCTCCACCTGCGCAATTCCTGCGTAGTATGTAGCCTATGCGCTCCTAGCTAACCCAGGTTAGCCTTGCACAAGCGTTGTCAAACAGCCCAGCGACATTCCGTTCGCTGTACGGGTCGGTTAGCGTGGTAGATAAACTAGCTACGTCCAATCCGCCTTAGTAGCCACTAGCCACCGTCAGGGATTGGCCTTGGCGTCGATTGTACCATGGCCAAACCATGAACGCCATGTTCATTTCGCGGGTCTGCCATGCGCCGGACGCATAGCTCCGCGCCGCGTAGCCTCTGCCCATAGCTGGACAACTAGCCACCGTCAAGGCGTTCCACGGGAATGTAGGACAACTAGCCACGTTCAGACCCTTGTGCTTGCAAGGTAACGCTGCGATTCTAAACCCATGATACCACTAACCCGTTGAGAAATCAACGCAAATTGTGCGCCCTGATAGCCCAAGCAAGGGCGCTCAAGGGCCTAATCGGCCATTCCTCCCGCTCCTGTGCCTCATGATCCCCTCATGGCCCCCTAATCGTCCCCTCATGTGGCCCTTATAGGCTTATAGCCGAAAGTTGCCGCGTAGCCCTGCCTCCTACGGTCTCGCCATGGTTGGCCGTCCCCTGCGGTGTGTCCTCCCCTGTCCCCTGTGGTACGTATATGTGTGTAGTAGCCTAGGGCCAGATAGACCGGCGGGACGACCCAGAGGCACGGATATAGCGCCAGACCACGGGAGGCAGACCCTCGCGCGATGTTTCTGGTATAAGCCTATAAGGGGGGGATGAAGGATACATGAGGGGTTTATGAGGGTCACATGAGCCGGAGCCGAGCCCGCACGGCCCGGGAATGGGCCTTGCGCCGCGTTTGCAAGCCCGCTGGCGCGTTTGCTGCCACGGTCGGCGGTAGGGGTAGCGCCCGGTAGCGAAGCGCGCCAGCGGGCCGCGTTGGCGATTGTTGCGTTCGCGTTATGTTCTACTCGGCGCAAAGCAAAGGGGCGGCTGATTAGGCCGCCCCTGGTCTACTACGGTGCGCCGTGAATAGCGCGATGAATACACAGGGCTAGGACGAAGCTAGCTACCAGCGCGACGACTATCAAGACGGATATCCTTCCTATCCCCTGCCGCCCGCCTGGACCTGGTTGGCGATGAAGTCGGCTAGCGACAGAACGCCTGCCTTAGGCTTGGCCACCTTGCGATCATCCTCGACCAGCGCCGCAGATAGCTTCCCAAAATTATAGCCGAACACCATTCGCTTGCCTGCCGGTGCGCCCGCTTCGCCCGCCGCCAGCGCCTCGAACGCCTCCCGCGCCTCTTTCATTTGTCGATACAATGCCTTGTACGCATTGTACGCGCCGAACGCCTTTGGTCCAAGTGTCTCCGGATTGATCTGCACCCACGTTGCGTCTGACTGATGCTTGGCCATGATAGTCTCCTATGGTGGCGCTGGTCATGCGCGTTGTGCGCTGCCTTGGCCACGTCCCACGCCTCGCACGCCGCGCCGCGCTTCGCAAGTCACGAAACCGTGATCGCCCCGCGCCGCACGCAACCCTGCCCTGCACTCCACGCATAGCATAGCTCCCATGCACCCAGCGCATGACGACCCCCCGGGGCCAAAACTCGCTCGCGTCGCGTGGCCTAGTACTCCTCCCACCGCTACGTGCTCTTTTGAAAGGCCCATATTATAAATTTGTGGAGAGGGAGGGAAGGTATGGGTGCGGAGC